ATCCACACGGCAACTATAAGTACGTCAGCATTGATAAGTACTATGAAGTTGTCGCCAGTGCCGCCGCAAAGAATGGTTTGTTCTGGACCATCTCTGAGGTCAAAAGCACCCTCAATCCAAACATCGGCAAGACCGGAGTGCTGGATGCAACTTACACCATAACGATGTACCACGAGAGTGGTGCCGTGGCGTATGAGTTCTCCCGCATCGCTATGGTGCATCCAATCCAAGGCGCACAGACCGTAGGGTCTGCGATGTCCTATGTGGACAAGGTGTTCATGCGTCAGATCTTCGCGGTCTCAACGGGCGAAGAGGATGCTGATGCAACCAACCCGGAAGATGTGAAGCTTGAAAAGCCTGATTACGGGGCGATTGAACGGCTCATGACCCCTGGTGTTGAGATGGCAGAGAACAGGAAAGACTTAAAGAAGTTCTGGTCTGAAAACTCAAACGCCCTCGACACCCTCAAGCTTGGCGACAAGGCTGCATATGGCCGTGTTGTCGAAGCTTTTAAAACCCGCAACCAAGAACTGAAGGACTAAACCAATGCCTGATTATCCTCCGAGTGGTGCGCTGTTCACCAACACCCGCAAGACCAGTGACAAGCATCCCGATTACACGGGTAGTCTTGAGATCAGCATGGATGTGCTGAAGGTTCTGGTTGAACAAGCTAAGTCGGGGCAATCCATTAAGATGGATATCGCTGGCTGGAAGAAGACAAGCAAAGCTGGCAAGACCTTCCTTTCGATCCTGGCCAACAAGCCATACGAAAAGAAGCAGGAATCCAGCAGCTTTGATGACGCCCCGTTCTGATGTTGGTGAGGCTCACCCCTGACGAGATTAGGGTTGCCTGTCACCATGCGGCTGACAGGTATGCCAATGCTCTCGCACGGGGTGCCAAGCCAAAGGTGAACGTGGATCAGCCAGAGGACAGGGCAGCTACAGATTTCCTGTCCTCCATGGCTGAGATGGCAGCAGCAAAGGGATTGAACCTTTACTGGTCAGGTGTTGGTGGTGTGGGTGTGACAGATGTTGGGAACCAATACGAGGTTCGTTCAACCACACTCCCCCATGGCAAGCTGGTCATAAGCGAAAGGGACAAGGACGGTCAGGAGATTGTTCTCGTCACCTGCAATCCTCCCGAGTTTAACATTGTGGGGTGCATTTATGCGCGGGAAGGGAAGAAAGACGCCTACCGTTTTACCAACGCAAGAGGATGGTGCTGGATGGTCCCGCAAGAAAAGCTCCGGCGGTTCAAAGCGGATCAAATCGAGCAGCCATCTTCAGTGGGTGAGAACACATGGCTGCTTGATCTGTAAGAGATTTGCCCAGGCACATCACCTCATGTTCGCTGAGCCTTCAGCAATGGGCATGAAGTCTGGTGATAACTGGGCGGTACCACTCTGCCACGAGCATCATTCAGAACTGCATAGATATGGAGATGAGAAAACATGGTGGGATCTGAAGGGTGTGGACCCAATCAAATGGTGCGAGTCATCGCGGCAAACCCAATCTACTCAAACATAAAGCGTGAGGTGGATCTTCCGCCTCGCACTGACGGTTTGAAGTGGATGCCCGGTCAGGAGATCGGGCTTCACGGCACATCTTGGAGGGAGAAAGGTGATGCTAAAATCACGGCAATTATAACGGAGATAGTAAATGGTTCAGATTGAAAAGGGCATTCCCATTCCCAAGCGTGTTCGCTCAGGTGGTGGTGGTCGCCCCCCTGTTGTGGGACGTGACGTGGCGGATGCTCTGACCAAGATGGAAGTTGACGACAGCGTGAAGGTCGAGCGGCATGTCAACAAGAATACCCTGTATGTATTCTTGAGCCGCGAAGGCAAGCGCACTGGAAAGAAGTTTCGGTTCTCCCCCGAAATTGGCGGCTATCGTATCTGGAGGATTATGTAATGGAAGGGAAAACAGTGGAAAGGTTTGAAGCTATCAAGGTCGCGTTGGCGTTTGCGAAAACTGATCGCGAAGCCTTTAGGCTTGCTGATAGGATCTTGAACTTCGTTCATCAGGTGAATGAGGTGCCGGAACCTAACAGCAAGCCTATCACCGCAGCCAAAGCTGCGAAGAAGATTGAATCGAAACCTGAAACCCGTGGACGTAAGAGGGGTGGCGGGATGTATGTGTCTCACACATCAGGTGAGGGATTGATTAGTGGTGATGCGCTTCTTGAGGTTGTGAAGATGCGTAATGAGGGTAAGTCAATATCCAAAATCGCCAAGTACCTTGGATGCTCTTACGCAACTATTTATCCTTTGATCCGCTCATATGATGATAAGTATCTTCATCTTATGAACAGGATTATTCGCCTTCAAAAGAAATAAGTGAAGGGCATGGGGGAAGACATGCAAACGGAAGAAGATCTTTACTCACTCTTCAAGGTGCGGAGAGACCAGGGTGCAACATGGAAGATGATCGCATCCGAAACAAACCTCACCTTGAGGCAGGCTGAATCACTCTGGTCAAAGATGCGTAAGAGGGACCGGGTTGCTGAAGAGCAGGACGGTCCTCCTTGCCTTCGTTGCCGCAAGGGGTTCAAGCCGCTGAGCAAATTCCAAAAGCTTTGCCCGAGGTGCCGGGCATTACCAGGGTGGATGGCAGCATGAGTGTCAGAGATATGGCCATGGGATTCGAGGGTAAGAAGATCTCCATGCGGCAGGATGGGAAGGGGACATACATAACCATCTCCATCCAGCCCAATGACGTGCCTGTGGACCTTCTGTCTCAACCCGTGGGGGCGAGATACCAGATCGCCATGGTGCTGCTGGATGACCACGACAGGCCCGTTAAACCCAGGGATATGGAGGAAGGGGACAAGGCTGTGCAGAGCGCAGCCATGCTGTGCCGCAACCCCAAGTTCCAGAAATGGATGGACAAGATGGGCCTTGCCATTATGGCGACAGAAGATGCCTGCGCTGATGGTGTCAGGGCGTACTGCTCAATTGAGAGTAGGTCAGACCTCAAGACAGACAGGCGTGGCAGGGAACTGTTTCATGAACTGAGGAACAGGTTTGAAAACAGTTTCCTCAATGACATTTGACATTCGGTGTAAAGTATGTCAGATGAAGAAGAGGAGGAGAACTACATGGAAAACTTGGACTGCTGGGCTGACATAGCCTATGACGAACGCAGGGAGAAAATCCTGCAAGCTCGGAGGTTTCTCTCCATGGCAAGACGGTTGAACAATCACTTCCCGGATGTCGCAGAGATAAACCGGGAGATTGCTCATCAACTGTGGAGAGTTTCAAAGGCAATCAAAACGGAGTACCGCAAATGATCAAGCTAATTGCCAAGAGTGTTTCGGACTTCAACGAAACTGATTGGAAGCAATTCGCCACAAGAACTGGCGACAAGTGGACGTTTGATATCCCGCAGGAGGAAATGCAAAAGCTGGATGCATTGCTTCCTGATCATGTGCTTGGGGTTCAAAGCACGTTTCCTGGCCCGGCACAGGAGATCATGCTGGGAAGGCTTGTGAAAAAATGAAGCGGGATATCCCTGGCTTCGTTGCCGCTATCATCATCATCATGTTTGCTGGCGCCTTGGGCGGCGTGGTTGCTGGCTTACTTCTTCGTGTATTGCTGTGAGGGGAAAATGACAGATTGGTCTGAACTTAAAGAGAGAGTTCTTTTGGATTGCGTGAGGCGCCTTGAGAGCTTGGGTCTTCAGTATGCAATCATCAGAACCAATGGGGAAAAGGTTGGTTCATTGGATGTGACCCAGCCCAAGGAGGAGAAGAAAAGGAGAGGACCAAACAAGTACGGTCCAAGGGAGTTGAAGAACTACGTCACTCCCATTCTTATGGAAATGAAGATTGGCGATGAGGCATCCATCCCTCGCGGGAAGTTTGATCTGAAGTCAATCAATTCATCCGTCACATCAACAGCTTCACACATGTGGGGCAAGAAGTCTTATGTGTCATCAACATCCAAAGAGAATGAAACCGTTTCAATTCTGAGGGTGTCATGAAAGCAGGGGATATGTTGCTCAAGGCGGCTGAGCTTGTCGGTGGTCAGAGAGCTACCGACTATGGCGATAAGTATGTGAATCACAGGCGTATCGCTGACCTGTGGAACATGTGGCTCAAGGAAACGCGGGCAGGCAATAACGTATTGTCTGAGTGCCAGGAGATCCACGCATACGATGTAGCCATGATGATGCTGCTGCTGAAGATCGCAAGGCTTATGCACTCACCCGGTCATCAGGATAGTCACATTGATATCGCAGGATACGCCTCAATCCTTGAGGAAGTATCCAATGGAAAATGAAGAAGAAATCTCAGATGAGCGGGCAAAGAAGATTGCCATAATGTCTCAGTCGCTTCTTCATTGCGTCATTCAGTTAGTGGGTGAAGACAAAGCAACACCACACGAGATGATGAATGTTCTTTGCAACACCTTCTGGGGAATGATCCTTGTGTGTTCAGGCCCGAAGGACGTGGCACAGAACATTGATAATGCGTTTGGTGTTCTGGAAGAGACCTACAAGATGACCAAAAAGAGTGCCAGCGAAGTGGCGTGGAAACACTTCGCTGACATGAATGGTGTGGGCAATTCTTAAATTGCCCCTACCGCTCTGGCTTGTTGAACAGTCTGCTTCGCCAACATATCACGCTGCTGGCGAAGCGGAGCTATAAGCGCAAGCTTTGTCTCCGAGTCAAATGGGCCAGCTTCAATGGACCGGATCTGACGGTTCAATTCACTTAGCTGTGTTGATGTCCGGGCAATCGTCCGGTTCATCATGGCAAGCTGACCCTTCTCAGTTTGCAATTCAATGGCGCGATTGTAATCGCCACGCAGGTTGGCTTCATTGATTGCATTCTTGATCTGGTTTGACTGTTCCTTGAGGGTATAGAAATCCCCAACGAACCTTGAGACCTTGGTCTCATCGGTGCGGTAGAACCTACCAAGCCCTGACGCATTACCAAGGATTGCCGGGATATCTGACGGACTGCCAAACGGACCAGCGGGTTTGCCTGGAATCACATCGAGGTTTGCCAAAACGATAGAGTCAAACCCGGACATCAATCCAGAACCGATACTCCCAAGGTAACCATTAAGCACTGCCTGCATCTTGATGGGGCTGACAAGGTTACCTGTGGCAGCAGATGCCAACCTAGCCGCAGTTGTGGTTGACCTGTCCACCCTGTCCTCGGTTGGAAGGTTCCGCATTGCGTAGTTCTCAAGCTCCCGCCCACGGAAGAAGTCATAGTTGGTTACAGCCGACAGGATAGGCAGCACCGCTTGTGGGATTGGATTGAAGAACAGAGTGGATGTGCCAATCGAAACCGCAGCCTTGGTCAGATCATCGGTGTTGCCCTTGCGGTATGCTTCCATTGCAAGGATCGGCACGGCACCAAAGAAAGATCCGATTTCAAAGTTACGGGGCAGAGCAATCTTTCTCCCCTCCCCAAGGAACAACCAATCATACCGGATGATATCGTCAACGGTAAGGTTATCAAGCTCGTCTTCATTGCCGCCCGACAAAGCCAAGCCATACATTGCCGTAGAAAATGCGGTGATAACCATACTACGCAGGAAGATTTGCTGCGGTATCTTGAGGATGGTCTTGTTGCCCTTCTCATTTTCCACAAGCCGATACAGACCTTGGATCTTGGCGTTGAGGAATGGCACCAACGGGATCAGGCTCTGCACCACATTGCCAAACACACCCTGACCAGAACCCTGGCGAGAGAATGGTGCCAACATGTAAGCCTGGAAGGCCGCTTGCTTATCGGTCATTCCCTGGCCTTTAAGCCGCTCATACAGGGCTAGGCGTTCAGCAAGCTCTGTGGCTTCACTGATCTGGGAAAGCCCGTCTATGGCCTTGCTAAAGGGTGCTAGGAGGTTGCCACGCATAAGCTCCCCAAAGATCCCACGATCATCGAGTTGCTTCTTCATCTTCGCGGCGATGTTCCGCTCACCCATACCAAGGGTGTAGCCACCAAACCCGGTCTGTGCCGTGAAGGCTAGGTAGGATGGGTTGGCTTTGAGGAAGTCCTTCATCCCCTTGATTGTGGTGAATGGGCTGAAGGATGCGCCTTCCTGGGCATAAGCCTGGAACTTACCGCGATACAGGTTGGCCCACATGAACGATGGTGCAAGGGTGATCATATCCCGGAAGAACGAAGCCATCCTTGCCATGGCTTGATGAAGCGCACCCCTGGTCTTTGCCGGGGCTGTGGCCATGGCGGTGAAGAGGATGGGATCATCAACCCGGAAATGAACTTCATTTCCATTGACACGGTAGGTGACGATGTTGTTTCCGGCGGCACTCTGAACAACCTGACCAAGGCCCACATCGCGGGCAACCTCAGCGGTCATCTTGATTGCATGGTTCTTCAGACCAGCCCGGATAATACTGTCAGCATTCCGCAAGATGTTCTCAAGCAGATCACCAACATTACCATCCCCGCCACCAAGCTTCTTATCCAAGGCGCTGGTGGTGTTGCGGAGAACATTGTTGACATTCGGACCAAGGATCTGATTGGGATCGCTTTGGCTGTCAGCTTCCATCTCACGGTAGAACGGTGTGTAGAAGATCAGCGCAAGCTCTTGCGCCTTCGCCCGTGTCATGATCCCGGTATCAACCGCGAAGTCCAACAGTGAGTCGCTGAACTTCTTCAGGTCTCTGGCAACATCTACAAACTCAGGATGCGCCTGTTCTGTTTGCTGGATGATGTCATTGATCATCTGATCAGTGAATGGCTGACCCTTGATCGACCTCATGCCTGTGCGACCAACACCGCGCAGATCTTTCTCTCTCAGGGCAATAAGATACCGCTGAAGGATATCTTGGTTCTTGGTGTCAACCTTACCCTCAAAGATCTCCATAAGAGATTTAACATCGTTGCGGATGTCAATGTCGCCAGTGGTTGGGTCAAACTTCAGGCCACCAACCTGGGTAAGAAGCTGCATACGCCCCGTGTTCATCAGAGCTGACTCAGCAGCAATGCCAATGTCACGTCCGTTGAGAACACCCATACGTTCAGCCAATTGCTGCAACATCCAGATCGGATGATTGCGGTTTACCGAAGTGCGAACCAGAGCATCACGCAAACGCTCTGGTGTATTGGGTGTGCCGTAAAGCGCGGTGTTATCCATGGCACCGACAAGGCGCCGGAACACACCGCCAAACAAACCAGACCGAGTAATAGGCTGAGCAGTCAGTGCATCCATGTAGAAGGAATAGTTTGGATCTGTCAGCAGTGGTGATTGACGCGCAGCAAACTCAGGTTGAGTTGCGACACCCTGCTCAAACTTATTGAAGATAGATTTAATCTGAGTTGGATCAAAAGCAACCCAAACATCAGATGGAGTTTTGGTTCTTTCCCCTGTTGGAAGAGACCTTTCGCTTGGTATGTCTGTTGATGTTGATTTTATCCCGTCATACCCACGGTAACGAAGAGCCTCGTTGACCATGTCTTTTGGTGGAATGTTCGTGCCATTTCTTTGATTTTCATAGTCAGCAGAACTAACCATAAAGTTATACAAGTCTTCATTAGATATCGTTTCTTTGCTTCTATAAGCAACACTTGGCGACTGAAACTCACGCTTCATGTCTTGCCAAAAGATTTCGCTGTATTTTTTTACATCAAAATCTGGCTTTGTTGAAAACATTGATATCCAATGTTTCCAAATATTATCAACCACACTTTGATTGAGCATCTTTCCGTTCTCATCCATGAACGAATAGCGCAATATTTTCCCATCAAAGTTTGGGTGCGTAAAAGTTTCAGACATATCAAACGGATTCTGAATTGAAAGGTACGCAGGATAAACTGTGGCTGCGCCAGCCATATCAGAGTTAAGATCTAAATCGCTAACAAAGTTAATTAGCTGATCTCGTTGACGTGAGTATCTTGGCGCCGCAGATGCAACCTTGTTGAACTCTTTTGCAAATTCATTGGCTCCCAAGGAGGCTGCTGCCTTGAGTTTTTGTAACTCAGGCTTACCAAGAACATATCTGTCGGTGAGTAATTCTTTTACTGCATCCATTTTGTCTTCTGATGGTGGGTTGATGGTGAGTTTTCTGCCTTGAAAAGCATACCCAGCTTGAGCCTTTTCACCTTGTGTGTATGCTTCTTCCAAAGAAGAAACATTTCTTGGCACACCACCAGCCATTTCTGGATTTGTAGAAAACCAGAACCCACGCCCATATAGGCTGTCTGGGCTTGCGGCATTCAAATCAAAAGCATTGAACTGGTTCACGCTTCCAGTATAGGCAGGAATAGGATTGCCATTCCTATCCGAAACTTTACTTTCACCAAACCAATCAACGAAGTCAGGCGTGGTCATGCCAACACTGCGAGCAGCAAACTCCACCTCTGGCTTTTGACGATAGATATCCTTTCTGACAAATTGTCTTTCTGGGGGGAGGCCCTGTCTGGTTCCAGTAATTCGATACCCCTCGACGTACCTTATTTCAGGGAACCGAGTTTTTAAATAATTAGTGATATCATCAATTAGTTTGCGAGTTCCTGTAATGCCCAAAGGAACCCTCAGACCAAACGGCCCATAAGAACCCGTTGGAATGGTCTTGAGCTTTGGATTTTTCTTAATGTCTTCTGGGGCAATAGCATCAATTTCAAAAACATCACCCTGCCTATAAGCGTTCATGAAGATGATGCCGCCACCTTCAATGTCCCAAAACATTTGAGTGTTGTTACCTGCCTCAACCACATCTGGGTTGCCGGGCTTTAGGGAAACCCCTTCGCGCGCAGAGAACTCAATGTCAGGAGCCGCAGCAGCAAGCTCATTGATCAGAGCCTTGGTGTTTTGCGGGGTGATCTCAACGCCCCTTGGTGCCGCAGACATCTCAGCCTGTGCCTGTGCGGGACGCGCAAGTTCCTCAGTGAACCTAGCTCCACCCCTTCCAGCTTCACGGGTCAACAACTCACTGGTAGTCCCGTAGCCAAGACCACTCAGTGCGTTCCCCATGCGGGAGAAGAAGTCACGAAGGAAGTTGATGAACCTGCTGAACCCAGGCTTAACCCCGGTAATCTGATTGCCGCGCCGCAACGCATCCACCAACGCGCCATAAACATAAGCCTGAGCTTCGCGTGGCGTGATTGGACTTTTCAAATCCCTGACCAACAGATCGAAGTACGACATGTTGCCAGCAGCGCTTCTCAAGCGCTGAAGTTTATTCTTGAGGGATTTATCCTTGATGATGTCGGCAAACATTGCCTTGCCATCTTTGAGATCAGATCCCTTGGCGAAGGCATTATCAAGTGCCTCAGCAAATCCCTTGTCAAACTTCTTGTAGTAATCCTGAAGAACATGAAACGCTTCATGTGCCGCAGTCTCACGCAGCAGGACGTACCCAGGATCAAGGAACCTCTTCGATAGGGAGAGTTCAATCAGAGCCTTGGCTGCATCTCTGCGACCCTGAACCTCGGCACCAAGCGTACCGCCGCTGGCTTCAACAGCCTTGGCCTCTTCTTCAGTGGGAAGAAGCCTCTCAACAAACTCAATCCTGTGATTGGCTTTGCCAGGAAGCTGCTTGACCAAAACATCCGCGCCAATGAAGGCGCCAAGAAGCTGCTGAGAATCAAGCGCACGGTTATTCAAAGCGCGGCGAACACCATCGGCAACTTCCTTGCCTTGGGTTCCCATCTTCTCAAGTTCGCCAAGCCGCTTGTTGATGGTCTCATCAGCCCGTTTAAAGGCTGTGCGTAGCCGTCCCTGCTCTTCCTTGGTGGCAGCAGCCTCCTGCGCCTTGATGCCTTCCTCGGCCTTCGCACGGGCTTCCTGTGCCTGTGCAAGTTGAACCTGAGCAAAGGCCTTTTTGTTTGGATCGGCGGTCTGCTTGATAATCCGCTCAGCCCGGCGCTCAGCAATCCTGGCCTTCCTCAGATCTTCCTTTGGATCAACACCAGCGGGTGCAGCAGCTTCAGTGGCTGGCTGAGCGACCTCTGGAATATCCCGTGCCGATAGATCTTGTTGACGCAGCCGCTCAAGAACACGCTCCTGATCTTCGCGAGGGAGATCCTTCCACGGCACTCCCGGAATATTAAGCTCAGCCCTTACGGCATTGATGCGCTCGGAATTAGGATCGCCATTTTCATCAAGGCCAGCCGCTTCAAGTAATTCCTGATCTCTACTCAGGGATTGTGGAGTCGGCTGATCTGGAACAGCAGCCTCAGCGGAGGGCTGCTCAACAGGTGTTACGGGCTGCGTAACAGCAGGCTGCGTGGTTGGTTCGGCAGCGGCTTCAGTGACAGGTGGTTGAGCGGCAGCTTCAGTGACGGGCGGTTGGGCGGCGGCTTCAGCAGGGGGAGGAGCAGGAGCCGCAGCTTGTGTGGTTGGCTCCGCAGGAGGAGCAGGGGTTTCCCCTGAAGCAATCGCATTCTCGGCAGCGGCAATAGCTTCAGGCGGGAGATCCCTGCCAGCAACATAATCATTGATTAATTGCTGTGTGATTGGTGAACGAGGTTCTGCCGGAGGGGGCGTTGGCCCCCTTACACCAGCAATACCACCACCCATGATAGCACCGAGGGTGCCGCCAATAGCAGCCGCACCAGCAGCGCCACGGGTCAAGTCACGTTCAGTATCAGCGCGGCGAGCCGCGATGTTCTGAGCAATCTGACCGCCACCTTCTTCAACCGCTTCCTGCGCGCCTTCACCAGCGGCACCCGTCAGAATCCGGCGAACAACCCGTTCAGAAAGCTGCTTGCTGAACAATGCCTTTTCAGCACCCGGCAGAACAGCGGCAGCGGCGCCAGAGATCCCGGCACCCATAAGGCCAGCCTGCTGAGCGGCTTCTTCAGCCAGCGTCCTGCGAGCTTCCTCCGCAGACATCCTTTGTGTCAGGGCCTGATACGCAGGGCTGTTTGCCAGCGTTGCATCAGGCAAGGACATGATGTCCTGATATGCCTGACCCGCCACTTCACCACCCTGTAGAGCGGCGCCTGTACCGATTGCAGTGCCAGTGCCTACCCTACCAGCAAGCTGTGCCGCAGCAGCCCTCTCAGCCGCTGTCGCAGCCCCTCGGGTGCCAAGCTGAACAGCACCCATAGCCGCCCGGCCCACACCCCCGGTGGCAATAAACATTGGGATCTGCTCAAGCAGCATGGACCCAATAAGGCTTGGGTTCTGTGCCAGGGTTCTCAGGGCGGCAGATGCTTCAGCAGCCAACCCCTGATCTTCAGCTTGCTTTACTGCCGCTGATAATGCCGCGCGCTTGGCGCGCATCTCCTCGGACATAAGGCTTTCGCCGTATTCCTGAACACCACGCCCAGCGCGAGTGAGAGCATTGTCATACCCAACGCCAGGAAGAACCATGCCACCCAAAGAGCCGACAGTAGAAAGTAAACTGCCGCCACCAGAAACAACTGAACCAAGCGCAGTGCCAAGCGCACTCCCTCCTTGAGGTGGTTGTGCTGGCTGCTGAGGTGCCGAAGAAAACCGAGACATAAAGTCTTCGACAGGGATATCAGAATAAAACTTCTTATGAATACCAGTAAGAAGTTGTTCATCAGAGAGATCATCGTATTGAGGAAATACCTGACGAACTTCTTGAATGGTAGGCATATTAATTCCCCTGGTCAGCGGAGGCCGAGCGGATCATTTATCCCAAACATACCAGCAATCTGCCTTTCCCGCGCAGTCCTGGCAGCTACAAGCTGCTGCACCCTAGCGGCAATAGGACCGCGCTGCGCCTCTGGTACACTGGCAATTTGTGACTGAGCCAGACCAATTTGTTCGCCAATCGCTTTGATTTCTCCATCAGCGGAAAGCGCAGACCTGTATGCCGTCACGTTTGCCCTGTTCGCAGCGGCTTCAGCATTTGTCCCGGCAATGCGCTCGCGAGCTTCAAGCGCGGATGCTTGCGCTCGTTCACGGGCTTCTTGGCTTGCCAGCATTGCATTCGAGCGGGCGTTTGCGCCAGCTTCAGCAACACGAGAACGGTATTCAGCAGCACTGATCTGGCCAAGCGCATACATGCGCTGAAGATTAGCCTGCTCCAGGGAGAACCTGTCACGGATATCCTGACGCTCATCCTGACGGATCTGACCAAGCTGCTGAGCATAGGACTGAACAGCAGGTGTGGCACCCTCACCAATAGAACCAAGGAAGCTTGGGTTCCTTGAAGCAGCCATGCGAAGGCCAGCTTCCACTAAGGCAAGGTTCTGAGCTTCACGCCTCCGCTCTTGAGGATTGGTCCTGCCCTTCTCAAGCTCGGCACGAAGGGCAGCGAGGTTGTTGGGGAAGGCAGCTTCAAGGCGGCGCATACCGCCAAGCACACCATCTTCAAAGCTACCACCACCAGCGCCAGCGCCAGGAATACCAGCGGCACCGCCACCGCCAGCGCCACCACCAGCAGAAGGAGCAGCAGGCCCGGCTGGCGTTTGATAAACCTGCCTGCCACCCATTGGCTCTGGGGTATAATCTGGGATGGGCGGAATCCCAGCGCTCGGGCCTGGAGTGTAACGGGTTTCACCTTCAATAGGACGCTCTTCTCCAAACTCACCATCACCACGCGGAAGTTGAGAAGCTGGTTGATTTGCTTCTCTTAGCCGCTGCGTTTCTTCGCGGAATCGCCTGAAGCGTTCAAAAAATGGGCTTGATGGTAAAGCTTCCGATTCTGGCAGAAGGCCAAAATCTTCAGCCATTCCCCCAGCCTGCATCCTTACAACACCACCCTCACGCATCTCCTGCATGTCATCGGGTGAAGCGCGCTCCTCTTCCTCATACCCTGGGGTACGGAGGGATCGAATGCCAGCTTGGTCGTAGGTCTGCGGGATGCTGGCCAGATCCTCAGCCACTGTGCCTTGAGGTTCTTGAGGTTGCTGCGCTCGCATATCCTTGCGGCGGCGGATCTCAGATAGAACCAAGTATGAAGGCGCAGAGCTATCAGGTGCCTGCATCAACTGCATGAGTTGATCGTCTGATGCGTTCTTGAGGGCGTCTTGGATCTTGAGGAGGTTCATGTCTAAATCCTATCAGCGCATCAAGCCAAGGCCAGCAATGCCGAGACCAGCAAACTGAGCAAACGGATTGGGGTTTGCGTATTGGTTTTGGACCGTCTGAGGTTGAACCGGAATACCGCGCAGAATGCTCGACATAAAGTTAAGCTGCTGCTTGTCAAAATCACGCTGGTTCAAGAAGTCCTGATACCCAATATCAAGACCCTTCTGCTCCTGACCCTGCTGCACACCGCCCTGTTGTTGCAACGCCTGAGCCTGTTGCAGGGTAAGACCCTGACGCATGGCACCAAGCTGCCCCAAGCCAGTGCCAGCCTGTAACCCAAGGCCCGCGCCAGCTAGACCGTATTGCTGACCAGCGAGGCGCTGCTGTTCGGTCTGAGCCTGAGCGGTCATAGAAGCTGCACGATCCCGCTCAAACTGCCCCTGTGCGCTTTCATAAGCTTTCTGCTGGCCCATGGCTTCAATGTCAGCAAGGCGATTCTGCAACCCACGTTGCGCTACACCTTCCTGAATCGCCTGACGGTAGCCACCAAACCCACCAGACTTGATCGCCTGAGTTTCCCGAGAGGGGCGACCCTCGTCAAAGTTACGGATCTCAGCCTGACGCTGACGCTCAATCACATTCTGCGTATAGGGCGACATATACTGATTCGCCTGCTCTTGCCCGAATGCTGTTTGCTGAATAGGGGTTGATGCGTAGTTACTAGCCTGGAAGCCGCGCTGCGCTGCGGCACCCAAAATGCCAGTGCCAGCAGCAAGCTCAGGATTGCCCTGGGCAGCTAGATTGCGGGTGATGTTAAACCCAGCCTGAGTATCGGGTGTAAAGCCAGCCAACCTCTGATCCTGATAGCCAACATAAGGCTGATTGCTCTCAGCCTCAGCGCGACCCATCATCCGCTCGAAATATGGACGCGCATATTCCGGGAGGTTCGAGGTATAGGTTGTGCTTTGGGTAGGCTGTTGAGAACCGCCGCCGCCGCCCATTTTAGAGTTCCTTCTCAAACATGATCAGATTCTCTTTCACCCCGTAAGGCTCCAGCATTTTAATCCAACCTTTTCTACCATAGCCCTCAATCCCTGTGCATTCATTATCTTCTGCCCAGCGAATAAGAACACCCATCATTTCATCTCTCCATTCCCGGAGCCGTTTCCCTCCGGTGAACCAAGAGGTGAGAAGGCGCCTGGAAGGGTAGTCCGTGACCGTAGTTACCTGACAACCAAGGATCTCATTCTGGTCATCAAAGGCAATCCATAACTGCATCCTGCCTTGTTGCACTGCAACATAAACATCGTACAACATATACCTGCCATTTGTAACCTTTACAGCAGGTAATAGGTATTCCTTAACCTTATCCCACACATCATTGACATGATCTATGGGAACCAAGCTCACATTCATGGTAAATCAAACCTGTTATTCTTCCTCATATTATCAATAGCAGGAAGATACTGAAGATTGTAATGAACGTGAAGGCCGGAAACATTCTTTGCCCGCAGCGGGACAATATGATCAACATGATACCCTTCCGGGCAACCCTTATAAATCTCCAGTATTCGGGTAAGGTCTGCCCATTTTGGCGTTCTGTTCCTCTTATCTGCATTATACTTGCCGTTCAGGGCATTCCTATGAGCAGGGTTTTTTCGTCGCCAAACCCGAGACCTGATTTTTGCAGCATCTCTATGTGCTGCAATTTGATCATCCGACCACTTGGCTCTAATTTCTGCCATCTTTTTAGCAGCCTTTGCCTTCTCCTCTGGCTTTGTACGGCGCGGCTTGATTTTTAACTCATACTTTTCTTTGTACTTATCACGTTCCAACGCGCGGCGACATTCAACACAGACGCCGTTGTCGGTAAGGCGTTCAGACACATGGCCGCGCTTGCAAGGCTTTGAGGAAAAATAGAATCTTTCCCCGTGCAGCATAGCAATATATCTGGCGCCACGTTCACTCATCTACAAGCGTTCCCTTTTTAAGGCGCTTTGGTAATGAGTCTGATTTGTATTTTTGCCTGTAGATCGAATCCATCATTTCCTTCAGGCGGCGAACACCATGGTCAGTAGAGCCGTCCCCGATTGCAGAGACAATGTGGGCTGGCAAAACAAACTCCCCATCCGCAAGGCGAACCTGTTGGCGACCCTCAATAGTGCCAGGAACAAGGTCATCCATACCGCCCCCTGCCCCACGAACCCTACCGCCAGTTACCTTGTCACGGAGAACATCTAGGGCATCTTCCCCAAACATATTCCTGAACCGCCCCAGAGCCTCGCTTGGACGGGGATGCTCACCAAGCAGAGCGGCCTTGGCTTCGTTCATCACATTGGCGGTGACACCATCTTCCTTGCGAAGGCTAGACAAGCCACCCTTTGCCATACCCACGGGCTGACCGGGGGCCATAGAAGGCTGCTGGCTGGCTGGGTTTGCCATGTAAGCCTGATACAGAGTGCGATACCGCTCACGCTCACGCTCAAGATCTCCGTCAGGAGATTGAGTCATGTTACGCAGGATGTTTGCTGGGGCAAATTTGGTAATGGCATCGCGGTCCATGCCCATCATCGCAGGGACGGCACCAAGAACCCCCATGGAAAGGAAGTCTGGGATTTTACCAGAATCTTTTTCTTTGGGTGGCTCAGGAGGGGGAGGCACATAACCGCCCTCAGCGAAGTACCGATACTCAGATGAATAGCCCGGCTGATAACCGGCACCTGGGGCATTCCATGTGCGGGGGTTTGCCGGAAATTGTTCCGGATATTTGCTGGGGTCGTAAGGCTCTTCACCCGGCATCTTAGGTGGGCCAATTGCGTCCATGGCGGTTGTGTAGGCGCCGCCAGCAGCAATGAGTGCTGACATCTTGTTGTTAGAAATATTTTCGCCAACTTTCTCCAAAGCCGCGCTTGGATTGTTCGCAAGATTTGTTGCGGTATTTGAGATACCCTGAGTAAAGGACGGGGCTGTTGGCCCAACGCTACCAGCGCCTCCATATATTTGAGCAGAACCAATTGGGCCAGCGGGAACGGCAGGGGTGCCGGTTCCCAGCCCAGATACGCCAGTGGTAAATTCAGTTGGGGTGCTTGGAAGGGAAGCCATGGCAGCTTCTGGCGACATACTGGCAACGGACGGAGCCGCAACATTTGCACCCTCTGCGGCAACTTGACCAAACCCCTCACCAGCAGCCTCTGAAGCGGCAGTCGGAGCGCCTGCAAATATCTGCCCACCAGCATAACTCGTCACGCCACTGATCAAGCCCTGGGTCAAAGCCTGTTCGGTTGATTTGCCCTCGATCTTGGCCTTCCCCGCACTGGTTGCCCCAGCGGCAGCGGCTCCAACCAGGGGGTTCCCGCCACTTAAAACTGTGCCAGCAATACCAGCAGCAACAGGAATTAGAGAGGACCAGTTAAACGCCTCGGGCAAACCCGTGTCTGGATTGCGTGTGAACTTCTTTCCAGACAGAAGCTCAATGCCACGAAGCTCCTGATCGCTGACATGGAGGAGGTTGTTATCCCCGTGCCGCCCGTACCCAGCTAAAGCTCGTGCTGTGCGTTCCATGACATGATCCTCAGATTGCGATTGCTGTAGCTATAACA